GGTTCTCCTGCTAATAATTCTTTCGTAAATTCATTTTCATTAGATCTAATAATTCCACCATCATCTAACGTGTTTAGTTGGGTTATCTCTTTATTAGAATTTTCTATATTACCATTTAATTTATTAATCTCACCATTTGATACAATATTTGCTTTTTTTAAATTAACTTTGTCTTTTTTTAATTTAGATTCTTCCAATAATGTTTTTTCTAATAAATTTTGTTTTTGAGTTACTTGTACTTGCAATCCTCTAGAAGCACTAAAACTAGTATCATTACTAGATGTTGTATTTAATCGAGTATTGAGATTTTTTATTGTTGTTACTAAGGATTTTGATTTTTCATCTAATTCTGATATGTTTTTGTCTATTTGAGTAATTTTTTTATTTCTTTCATTTATTATTTCTTTTATTTGTTCTATCTCTGAATTTACGGAAGATATTTCTTTGTTAACTCTCTTTAATTCACTCTCCTTTGTAATTACATTCCTCCCTGCAAATAGTCCCCAGTTACCAACATCTTTTGTTAATTTATCTACTCCCTCATTAGCACTTTCAATACCTTCCGCAACTCCTTTAAAAATTTTTACAATACCATTTTGTTTTTCTGCATTACTCTTTTTATCTTTTACTTGTCCATTTAAATCATATTCCTCAACAATATGACAATTTCCACCACCACCTTTACAATTAAGCAGTCCTTGAATTTTACCAAGTATGTTAAGACCACCTGCAAGAAATCCTTTTATAGAACCAAATGCTCCACCGACTATACTAAAGAGTTTTTCAATAGGAGCGATCAATGGAGTTATGATTCCATCCATCATATTAGTGATTTTAGTGGTCAAAGCACTCATAAAATCTTCTACAGCACATTCTAGAGGATTGAGCACTCCCTTCTTTATCATGTTTAAGAGAAGGTTTTTTATCGTTCCCTTTAATGCATTTTTAATGACAGAACCTAAACAACCAAAAGCTTTGAAGAGACCATTGACTGGTTTAGTTGCAGCATTTATAAATGCATTAGTCTGTGCTCGACCACCTATGAAACTGGTGATTTTATTCATTATAAAATTTTTCGCTGCCTGTAAACCAGTATCAACAAAACTGACCAACTTCTCCTCAAGAAGAGTGCTCATACCAGTTGTTATGATTGACATCGAATCAGATATTTCACTCACTGCAGTATCAAGTCCTGCCACCATATCATAAGCGTCACCCAATGCCCCTGAAGCACCATTTAAAAATTTATTCAGAGAGTTAGTTATTTTAGCTTTTGGATCATTAGCTGTACACTTTAGTGATGAGGCTACGACTATACTCATAGTGATAATATATCTGGTTTATTTATACTGGAATTGCGGGTTCCTCTGAAAAAGGTGTCTCAGGTGGAAATGCAATATTTATCGCCTGATCATATCTTTTTCTCTTTATTAATCTTAAAACTCTATCAGAAAGACTTTTAGATATTAAATTCTGCGTGATTGCTTGATTAAGTGCGTCATTTACTTTTGTAATATGTTCATCTTTTACCTTTTTACTTGTGCCAGCAGGAAAATTGGGATTTCCAAGAATATATTTTAATTGCTGTGATGTGATTGGATCACCTTTATCAAATTTTTTATCTTGAGCCACTCTTGGTGGAACTAATCTTTTTTCTGCATCATCTATTTTACCATCGAGATTTCTATCATAACCTAATTCCGATAACTTTTCCGAAGTATCACTTTTATTTGATTTATTATAATTTTTAGGATTTACTGGGGTTGTGCCTGGTGTTTGAGGGGCAGTTTGCTCATTAAATTCACCACTTAAGATTCCAGTATCTCGTTTTAAAGATCCAGAGAAACCTGATAAATTTGCAAAATTACCATCACCAGCAGATTGTTTTGATGTTCTGGGAAACACTCCTAATATCATAGTTGGTGCACCTGCACCTCCTCCACGAACACCATAAACAAAATCACCCTGACTAATTCTAACAGACCTCATTTTAAATGCACCACCAGATCCAGCTGTGGTTGGGAGTAAAACATAAGCATAATTAAGTTGATCATCAGTGATTTGATCTCCTTGTGTATTATCACCCATGATTCTAACTTTATATCTCCAACCCCATCCACTTTCTATCTGTTCTTTTTGAGCATCATATGATACGACAGTTCCAACCCATGACTCAAGTGGTGTTCTACCATACTGAGTTTTACTATTTACTTTTGAAAAGGGTGTATCTCTTGGTGTGCTCATTTGCTACTCGTATATAATCCGTATGTATCACGGGCAAGTGTTAAGGTTGTATAAGAATGTTTAGGATCAAAATGATGTCTTAAGTGTAAAATTAAATAAAATCCACTACGATGAGGATTCTCTCTTTGATTTGACTTATCACCACCCGTAACATTTTCTATAATCATTTTAATAACATGTCCTGCCATGAGTGTTATATTACAGGGAACTTGTATTTCTACAATTTGTGAATGTAACATAGCCATTCTCATGTGTGCTTGAGGTTCATAATTTGCAGGATTGTTTGTCACCTCATTTCCCACTCCCTCATCAAGATTACCAGGTGTCAGTATATAACTATATGTTCTACAATAATTGTTTAAGTTTTTTTTATTTTGATTTACTTTAATAGATGGTTTATTACCAAGATAATTAGAGTCTTTATCAAGTAAATTTACAACCTTATCGGTAAATTTTCCAGTCAATAAATTTTTAGTTTGTATGCGAACATTATACACACCTGTTTTTAGAGCAGTTATGAGGTTTTGATCTCTCTTTATAACAGGCATTTTAACACAATTATAATCATCTTGATCTGATCCAAGATCTTGTCTTTGATTATTAAAGTAGTAGTAAGTACGAAGATCTCTTATATCTTCACTCTCTTTGTATTCTTTGATACCTTGTTCGATGAGACCTTCTATTGATCTAAAGTTAAAACCCTCTTGTGTTTCATAAAAAAAGAAACCAGGTGCACCCTTAATTGGTTTAGTTTTCTTTGATAAATGAAAAATTAAATCTAAAGGAGTTTCATTTCTTCCTTCAATCTTATCATTAGTGCTTGATTTTTCAATATTTCTATCAAAGAAAGGCAGATCATTTTCATTCAGTATTTTTTTTACTGCTTGATCAATAGTTCCAATACCATAGTATCCAAGTCTTGGATTATTAGCAGTATCAACAGAAAATTTAGATACTAATGGTAAAGTGAGAACTTGTCTTTGTGCTTGATCTAAAGTAATAGGTGCACCAGTCACAACCATCGGTTGTTTTGAGGTAAGAGTTCCATTTGCATTTGATATTTCAAAGGTAACAAACTCAGTTCCATCACCTACGATAGGGAATCCATCTCGAATCGTAGCCAGATTATCTCTTTTATCAGTCGCAGACTCACCTGTATCAACAATGGTAGTGTTTGCAGTAATCATTGGAGAGTAAATACTCTCAAAATAATCAAATCTAATAGTTTTTCCCTCAAGTTGTGCAGTTTTTGTATCATAAGAATCCATATCAGATGCCTCAACAGCTTGAGCGAAAACTCCTTGGGTGACAAGAGACTTGTCAATACGTAATGTTTTATAATTTGATGGACCTGCTAATGACATTATGGATCTTGGATAATTCTTTGTCTTATAATAATTGTTTTAAATTTTTCGTCATCTATTATTTCAGTTTTAATATCTGTTACATCAATTTTTCTATTGCGATCAAATTCTTTTCTAACTGTATTTATCAAATCTTTCCTCGAAAATGGAACAAAATTAGGATCTTTTAAATCTTCTCTTCTAGCAAGAAATCCATCTTCTTTATTAAATAATTTATTTACCTTTTTATAATTTTGTGATATTTTATTATCTCTTCTTAATCCACTTGTACTTGCGGTGCTCTTCTTTTTAAATTTGGAATCAAGATCATTCTCTGTGTTGTCATCATCATTATTATTATTCTTGGATAAATCATCTGTATTAAATTGTTCAACCTCTTTAAATGTAGAATCTAAATCACTAAATTCTCTCTCTGCCAGTTTTGAGGAATCTTCTACTCCAGCAAGAGTATTTTCCATTGTTTTTTTATCTCTGTCAAAAGCACCAATAAATTCTTGTACCGCACTGACCATGCCTGTAAAGAAGTTACCAACTTTTTCTGATTTACCTTTAGTCTTGTTTAAATCATTGTCTAGTTGTTGTTCTCTTTTAGGAATAGTATTCACAAGAACACCAAGTAAAAACAAAGATGCGAATGATATGACTTTACCAAATATATCACCTGGTGTTTTTAAGACATTTGATGATATTTTTCCAATTGATCTACCAAATGATGAAGTTGAAGATTTTAATTTGGATCTTCTCTCCTTTCTCTCTGCAATGTTTCTAGCCAGTCTTTTCCTTTTATCTGAAATTGATTTAAATTGAGAATTAAAGTTTGTAAAAGAACTTCTTATCTTATCTGATAAAGAATTTAATTCTTTTGCTCTATCTTCAACTGACATTATACTTTCTCCCCTATCTCTACCATTGTATTAAATTCTGAGATATATGGATTCGCACCATCTATAGAAGAATAATATGTAGGAGCACCTGCTACAGAGTCACCACCAGGTTGCATTTGTTGTACCTGTCCTTTCTTTGTTCTTAAATCTTGCACAGGTAGATCTATTATTTGTGATAAATTCAATCCTCCACGATTACGTCTTAATCCTTTTACTCTCTCCATTTGATCTGCAGTCATGACCTTACCACCAGAAAGTGCATTAAATTCTATTGGAATCGGAGTTTCTTCATTAAAGACTATAGTTTCTCCTTTTGAGAATGGACCACCGTCTTTTCTATTCTTTTTCGTTTTATCAAATCGTGATTTATCCAAAATTGAATCTTTTATGAACGGAGCATTAAACTCTCTTGCAATGTCAAGTGCTGCAAAACCCCAACCAGCAAATGGAATCGCACTACCTAGAGATAAAAAACCACCTGCTATATCTCCTTGACTGAATCTATAGATTGCAACACCAAGATCAACTATATCACCAAGAACTGGTATTGCACCAAATATTTTTAAACCAGTTTTTTTTGCTACTTTTTGACCAACCTTACCTAGTACAAACTTTAAAGGAGTTTCGTTCGCAATTTTTTTTCCAGTTTTTATTAATTCTGGACCAAATTCTGTAATGAATTTTTTAGGAGTGAAAATCAATTTAAACATCCCTCCTACAAATTTTTTCAATATATTACCAAACTTACCTATTGTTTTATTAATAATAAACAATGCACCACCTAAAGTCCCTAATGCAGTAAAAGGTTTTTCTTGTATTGCTTTAAGAATACTTGTAAACCTTGCCATATTTTGAGGATCAGATAACCATGTAAGTGCAGCATTAACACCCACTCCAGCTAAAAATAATTTTCCAAAATCTAGTAATTTATCTAATATACTTTTGAAAGGTTTGACAACTGTATTACCTATGGACGTTGCAATCTTGCCAATTTTCTTTACTTCTAACCTACCTTCCTTATCCTCTCGTTTACGATCTAATTTATTTTCCTTTTCTTTTGCAAGCAAAGCTTTTTGTGCATTTAATCTTGAACTAAAATCCTTCTGTAATTGATCTGCAACATCTGCTAATATAAAATTCGTACTGATTAATGAATCTTCTAATACGTTTATCTTTGGTGTTATCTTCTCTCCTATCTGAACTTTTTGTGCCTTAAATATATTTTTTAACGTTGTTATCTTCTTTTCATTATTGGCGACTCTCTTCTCAAGACCACTCCCTCCAATTTTAAAGGTGCTGCGATTTATTTTTGGTCTGCCTTGCCCTTGCATAGCAGCCATTTTATTTTCAAAATTTTCAAAGACGGGAGATGTTTTATCCATTTCTTTGTTGTGCCTTTAGATTTTCTTCCTCAATAAATTGTTGTAGTAATGATATGTAGATCTCTCGTTCCCACGGGATCAAATTTTCAATCTCAGTTAATGAGTATTTATGATGCTGAATCAAAGCAAAATTGGTTTTAAAGTATGACTCTAGATTCGTATGAGCCATACCTAGTTGAAAAAAGCTGCTAAACCCTCCAATATAATCGTTGATTCCACTTCAGTTTTAGGATTTTTGACTTTAATCTTGTGTGATAACTTAGGCATTGTATCAAAAAATTCTTCTATCAACTTAAATTGTTTTGTATTCAATTGATCAATGAAATCATCAAGTTCCTTTTTAGTGACATCTGAAGCACTCCAACTTTCTTCTTCATTATAAATCATATCAATACAAGATGAAATAACTTCCATTGTATTAGATACGTTCTCTTCACCTGCTTCAAAATTACTCTCTATGAATTGTTTCATAGATGGATATTTTAATTTCATTGAGAGGTTATCATCTAATTTTATGGTGTTTGTATGTGATTTATCTTTTTTGATCTTTATTGAATCTAAATCAATATCCACCTCAACATTTGTTTTTTCATCATCTGGACAAGTTAAATTCAATTTTATAGTTTCACCAACTGATTTAGATCTCACATTTAAAAATAGATATTCAATATCAAAGGTTGCAAGTTCATTCAACTTAACACCTCTTGTCATTATACATGCACTTAATATTTGAATTACTGCATCAGTTATTTGTTTCTGATCTTCAGTTTCAAGTGCCATGATAAGAATTTTTTCTTCTCTTACCAAAAATGGTCTGTATTTTATTTTCTTTCCATTTGATGGTAAAACTAATTCATAAGTCGGTGTATTGATCTTAGGTAAAGGCATGATAATTTCAAATTAAATTATTAAAGGGTATTTAACCTCGTACTATATAGCGGTCATAATTGAATGATACTGTCACCTTCAATATATCAGCAGGACCATAGGTAACTGGGACAGATGACATACTTTTAGGAAATGCATTGATAAATTGATATCTCATAGTTCTCTTAAAGTTTTTTTCAAATTTATTAATAAAAAGTGTATTACATTTATAAGAATCAGGATATCTCATTCTACGATAATATGATTTAGTCTGTTGCTCCATTAATGGATTTGCACCACTTGAAATATACTCCATCCACCCCTCAAAAGTTTTAAGGAGTGTGTAATCATCATCAATATAAAATGTAAAATCAATATCTGTGTAAATTCTAGTATGAGCATATTGTTGAGGTATACCCATAAAATTATCTCTTACTTCCGCAGTTGCATAAGAAGTTGTTGGTAAAGATGCATCACTGCATAATATACCACTTCTCTCTGAAAGGAACCTTCGTAGGTCACTTGCATTTGTGAACCCTTGTAAATAAGATTCAACCTCTGGTGTCAATGATGAAATTGTCACCAAAAAGTGATTTGTTTGTGCCAAAGGTCCCATCAGACGATTGGCAATTGACATATTATATGGTTTAACTAGTGTCTCTGCCACTCTAAATAAGTATGATTGTTATTTCTATTTATGTCATATAAGGGAAAATATTATCCATCATACCCTAAAAAGTATAAAGGTGATCCCACTAATATCATATATCGTTCCCTTTGGGAAAGAAAATTCATGGTATATTGTGACAAAAATGAAAGAATACTTGAATGGGGAAGTGAAGAAATAGCACTTCCATACCTATCACCTGTTGATAATAAGGTTCATAGATACTTTCCAGACTTTTACATCAAAGTGCAAGAGAATACAGGTCGAATCAAAAGATATTTGATTGAAGTGAAACCACTCAAACAGACCATGAAACCAAAGAAACCCAAAAGACAGACTAAGAATTACATCAGGGAAGTCTATGAGTATGCAAAGAATCAAGCAAAATGGAAAGCAGCTACTGAGTTCTGTGAAGATCGTATGTGGGAGTTCAAGGTCATGACTGAAAATGAACTAGGAATCAAATGAGTCGTATTGCCCCACTAGTCAATGACATCGTTGGAAACGAGGATGCTGATGACCTAATGATTGATATCATGGATGCATTAACTGATAGTGTAACGCCAATCCCTGATGTTGGCAAGATATATGTATTTGTATATCAACCAAAAACACAAGGTCTTAGATATGATCAAAATCCATTGGTAGCAGTCACTAATATATTCTCTTGGGGATTCACGGGTATCAACTTTCATTGGGGTCAACCACGCAGATATACATGGGATGAAGTTGTTGGTCAACTCTATCAAGTAACAAATGAGGAGTTACAAGACCTAAATACAATACCATTTGCGAAATTTCGTATAAATAACTAAAAAGAAGAGGATATGTCTGAGGTAAAGGTTTTTAAGACAACTCAAAACAATATAGATTTGTATCTCCAACTTGGTGTATATAAAAAAAATGATAATGGTGAAATATTTCAAGGTAATACTCGTATCGAATTAGTTGGTAATGGTGATAAAGCAGGATTTGTTCAACCTAATGATAATGCTAATATTCAAAATGCAACGATAACAGGAGATAATCGTAATTTTATACAAAAAGGATTAGATAAAGTAAATAATTTCTTTGTTGATAGAGAAAATAAAATCAATACTTATAAAGATAATATTGTAGATGGTAATTTAGAAAAAAATGTTAAAAAAATAGTTGTTTCAGAACCACAAACGGTTACAGAACAAAGAAAAGATGCTACTTTTGCAGATCAACAAAAAGAGATAAAAAAGAAAAGACTTGCAAGATATGGTAAAAAGAGACAAGGTGGTATCTTAAGATATCCAGCTGAATTGTTAACTGAACACGCAGATTACTTACAAATAGATATTGAAAGATATGCTGAAATAGGTAGTTCATATGTTAATAAAGCTGGTGCAAGTGATAGATATGTAACTGGTAATCGAAGAACAAATGCCGCTGGTAGGTCAAGTAGATTATCACGCAAACCACTAATTAATGCAGGTACAATTTTATTACCAATACCTGCTCAACTCCAAGACACTAATAATGTTGTGTATGGTGAGTCAAGAATGAATGGTCTTGCAGCTGCTGGAGTGGAAGCTCTTGAAGATGCCATGACTACAGCAGGACGACAGATAGCACAAAATAAAAATCTTGACTTAACAGGACCAGCAGAAAAATTTAAAACTGAGTTGCAGAGTGGATTGGGTAAAACCCAACCTGAAGCTTTAAATACTGCTGCAGACTTATTAACTAAAAAATTAGCAGCAGAAGCAGTTAATATTTTTGGAGCAAACGTTACTCCAAATCAACTTTTAGCAAGAGGTAATGGTGAAATATTAAATCCTAATATGGAACTTTTATTCAGTGATGTAACAATAAGAAACTTCCGATTCTCCTTCAAACTAACACCTCGTAATGCAAAAGAAGCGGAACAAGTTAAATTAATTATTCGTGCATTCAAAAGAAACATGGCACCACAAGCGCAAGGTGGTGTTTCCTCTGGTAGTAATTTCTTTTTAAGAACACCAAATGTTTTTAAATTAAGATACCGAAGTGGAAGTAAAAATCATCCATTTTTAAATCGTTTCAAGCAATGTTTTTTAACTGATATGCAAACCACATACACAGCTGATGGAGTGTATTCTGTATATGAAGATGGAACACCAGTATCAATGCAGTTAGATTTATCATTCAAAGAATTACAACCAATTTACGATGTTGATTATGATGAGAGACCAGGTTCAGAGGCAGTAGGATACTAATGGGATACTTCAGAGAACTACCAAATTTACGATACCCTTCTTTCCTTCCAGAAAAGGTATCATCTCTTGATTATATTGAGGTAAAAAATGTATTTCGTCGTGTAAAATTGAGAGATGATTTACAAGATGTTTTTACTGTATTTGAAAAATATGAAATTGATGAGGGATTAAGACCAGATGGTGTTGCAGAAGAATTATATGGTAATCCAGATTTTGATTGGGTTGTGTTAATAGTCGCTGAAATCAAAAATGTAAGAAATGAATGGCCATTAAATAATCGTGATTTGTATGATTATGCAGAGCAAAAATATGGAGAGTCTCTTAACTCTGTTCGATTTTTTGAAACAACAGAGGTAAAAGACTCAGAGGATAGATTAATACTTCCAAAAGGAAAAGTTGTAGATAGTAATTTTACTATTCCTAAACCTGGTGAACCAACAGCAACAATCAATCCAGTTGTTGGGATAAGTAATTATGAATATGAGACACGATTAAATGATGAGAAGAGAAGTATATTTGTTCTTAGAGAAGAATACTTAAATCAATTCCTAAATGATATGAGAGAAATAATGACGTATGATGAGTCTTCTGAATTCGTAGACGAAAATACAATACAAACAGAAAATATTAATATAACAATGCCATAAAAAAGGAGGTCGTTTGACCTCCTGTGTGTTTATTCTTCTGCGAGTTTCGCAAAGTACGATAATGCATCGTCCTCTTCTTTGTCTACCGTTGAGGTAGTTGGAG